TTGTCTTCTTTGTCTCCTTCCAAATCAGACATTATATATTATTATTTGATTATTATATTCATATATTAACTTATATATATGACAAGTCCTTTTGCTTCTTCTAATTCTATTATTACTATGTATTTAGAACCCATATTACATCCTCATTTTAATTCCTATATAAATGTTATTACTCTTAGCTCTATGCCTTCTGGACCACTTTCTGATATGGTTAAAGTTATGAATTTTCCAAAATTGTCTCCCTTTCAACAAGTTGGCCGCTTTGCATCTCCCTTTGCTACCTCAGCCACATGCATACATGTTTTATTAAGATATCCAAAAAATACTGCTAATGCATCCATTAAATACAATGATTCACTTATGACTGCAGAAGATATACCTTCGGTTTTTTCTTATTTAACCTCTAATGGTTACACTATAGAACAATCTTTGTCACAAATGATGTTTGATTCTCCTGTTGATATTGGAGGAATCAGCACACAAAGACTGTCTGGAAATAAAAAAATGATTTGTATGTTTAAATATGAATCTACTTAGTGTCACATCATGTATTTTTTTTGTTTGTTCCTTCTAAAATTTTATTTATTTCATTTACTTTTTTTACAAGTTCTTTTGAACCAATCATATTTCTATTATTATTTGCAAATGAAACACCCGTCATTGTTCTTATGGTTTTATTATACATGTGAATAAAATTTGTCGTGTTATTACTAAAACGAGACTTAATTATTTTATTTTTATCTGGATAAGGCATTAAGGCATTTGTTGCATAGTCTAATGCATACTTTTTACCATAAGGAATGCTATTAATTGCTGGAACTGTGTTACGAATCATATTTTATACTTATATATTTAATTAATTTAAACATATAAAAATCAATTTTTTATTTCATTTTTTTACCGCCTCTTACCATGTTTCTAAATGAAATATAGAAAAAATATACTATATACACCACAAATAAGAAAACTATTAATAAATTAAAAGCTTTCATTATTTGACAATACAAAGAATCATCGTCAGCATCACAATTTACTACTGTTCCAAATAAACCTAATATTCCTGACCCCCCTATTCCTCCGAAATTACCACCAGAACTTCTTTTACTCATTTATATATACATATCATATTTTATTGTAAATCCTTTATATCTACTACATTGTCCATATGAGGTAAGATTTCTTCGTCATGAGTAATTACTACTAATGTCTTATCTCTACATTCTTGCATTATCATATCGATTGCCTTTACACGAGTATTTCCGTCTAATCCAGATAATGGCTCATCTATTAATACTATTTTTGATGGTCTTAACATACCTCTCATTAACATTGTTACCTTTTGCATACCCCCAGATAAATTACCTCCATGCACTCCTGCTTTTGCATTTACACCGTCTGGTAATTCTGAATATACACTATCTAATTTATATTTTTTTAACTTCTCTACTATTTCCTCGTCTGTAATATCATTATTTCCAAAACGAATATTATACAAAATTGACTCGTCGAATAAATTTGTTCTTTGATTTATATAATTTATTTGCTCTCTCAAATATTCTATCTTTATTTCTTTCATATCTGTTCCATCTACCTCTATTTTACCTTCATCTAATGGATATAAATTAATCATTAATTTCATTAATGTGCTCTTACCTGTTCCCGAACGACCCAATAAAGCCACCTTTTCACCTGCTTGTATATCCCAATTTAGATTCTCAAATAAATATTCATTCTTTAATTTATTGTGTTTAAAACCTACATCTTGCAAAGATATATTACCTTCGTTTATTACATTTGTTTTGGTTCTTGTTTTATTTTCTTTAAACAATTTATCCAAATATTCTCTTGAACCTTCTATTATACCTAATTTGTATATTATTTGATGAACAAATGCACTATTTACCCACATATAATAATTTATAAATTGTCCCAAAATCAATATTACTACTATTCCTACTTTTACACTTACTTCCTTTTTCTTCATCATTCCATAAAGCAAATATATAGATAAACCATAAGCAAATAATATTAAAAACTGTGTTCCATAAATTATTAATGTTTCTGCATTCATAACTCTCTTCATATATTGATTATTAATTTCTTCTAATTTCTCATTCTTCTTCACTTGACTATCCATCTCATTATTTATGTAAATATTCATTAAATTTTCTAAACTATCTGTTAAATTTTCACTTAATTCTGTATTGAAGAACTGCTCCTTTTCTGCTATTAATTTCACTAAATGCTTTAAACCAAAATATTGAATTACCATACACAAAATAAACACTATTCCCGTTACGATTCCTATTGTTTTATTTTTGTAAAATAAATAACCTGTGATTATTAAAGATACAATAAATTCTGGAATCACTCTTGTTAGTCCCATTTGAAACAAATCTTTAAAGTTTCTACTTAACTCCATTACTCTTGACATATAGTCACCCGTTTTTAAATCGCTATAATCTTCAATATATGTCTCAATTGTCTTTTCATAAATTATATTTCTTATAAATTTTAAATATTCTGGAACAAGCTTAGATTCAAAAAAATATTTTACTGCTCCAGAACCTATTATTATTATCCATGTTATTATTAATATACCCATTAAACCTGCTACATTTCTTGCTTTCATATTTTTTATAAAATCAAACATACTTGGAAAACTATTTAATGATTTTAATTTATCAAACATCTGACCATATATCTCCGGCAAAAATACCGCTTCTAAAGGAAATATTAAAACTATAATCAAACCATACATTAAAAAAGTTAGCTTATGTTCTAAGAAAAAATCCCATCCTAATTCTTTCCACATATCTAGTTATATTAATACGATATTTTTTGTATTGCATCTTTTTTTATGCTATAAATACAATTGATTCATAATATTCATTACTTGTTTTATTATTTATTGCATTATTCATAGAACATAACGATATACCGCCAACAATGCTCACATAACCTCCAAACAAACTTAATGGATTCTTTTTTAATTTCTCTGTTATACTATTTTTTAAAAACAATCGTCTAAACATTTATAATACCCTTGTTTAATATTTATATTTTTTTAATCATATTAAAAGAATACTTGTTTAATTATTATGCTATTTTTCTTTATTATGTTTCTTCTAACTCAAAATGCATTCTCCTTTTTTCGTCCTTCTCTAAGAAAATCTAATCATATTTTTATGAAAAAAAATACTCCCGATTTTTCTTTTCTTCACGAAGATTTTTCCACTTCTTCTAAAAAATCTAGAAAATCACTTACTCCTGAATACAAAGCTAGAACAGATAATCAAAAGTTATATGTCAAAGCTCTTAAAAATGATGACTTTCCTATTGTTTTCGGAACTGGACCCGCTGGTTCCGGTAAAACATTATTTGCTTGTCTAGCTGCTATGCAACAACTTAAACTTGGAAATATCAATAAAATTATTCTAACTAGACCTGTTGTTCCTGTTGAAGAAGAAGAATTGGGATTTTTACCTGGAAATCTTATTAGAAAAATGGACCCATGGACACGCCCTATTTTTGATATTTTTCTTGAGTTTTATCAACAAAGAGATATTGAAGCTATGCTACATTCTGGAACTATTGAAGTTTCTCCTCTTGCTTATATGCGTGGAAGAACTTTTAAAAGATCCTTTTTAATTGCTGATGAAATGCAAAATTCTACTCCTAATCAAATGTTAATGCTTACTACACGAATCGGTGACCACTCCAAAATGGTTATTACTGGTGACCTAAAACAATCCGACAAACTTGATAATAATGGACTTGCCGATTTTACCAATAAATTTAAATCATATATCTCTCAAAATGACACTTCTGGTATTCAAATGGTTCAATTAAATGAACAAGATATACAACGCAGCCCCATTGTTAATGAAATACTTCATATTTATAATTTACCTCCCACTGATATTAACACTTTACAATCCGATACTTCTCATTTTTATTCGGATAATCCTTCAGATGCTGCTATTATTCCAAAAGGACAAGAACCCAAACGAGATCTTATTTGACTTTTTAATGTTTAGCTATTTATATTAATATGAAATTATTTATTTTATTATTTATTCTTAGTATATCTAATTCTTCTTCCGCATTTTTTTTAAATAATATTTTTACCTTTTTTCGCAACAGAAATCAACAAACTATACATAAAAAATGCCCTTACTACAATAATAAAAAACTAATTATTTTAACTCCCGGCGGTTTATATGGTTTTTATACTTTGGGCGTTTCTTCTTTTATTAAAGATAACTACAATTTAACTGATTGTGTTTTTTCTGGTTCTTCCGCTGGCTCCTGGAACTCTCTTTTCTTATCTCATCAAGGCGACCAAAATATTACTCAAAACATGTTACATCTTATTTCTCGTGTTCAAAATCAATCTTCTTTACATAAAATGCAAAAAACTATGAAATGTTTCTTATTACAAAATTTTAATTCTTCCGATTTTGACTTAACAAAAACATCCGTCGGCGTTACTACTTTAACTAGGAAACTCTCTTTTCAATTAATATTATATACTCACTTTTATGACCTTGAAGATTTTATTAATTGCTGTATGGCCAGTTCTCATATTCCTTTTATCAGTGGAAAATTATTCTTTTTTTATAAAAAACTTTTATCTTTTGATGGAGGATTTTCAAAATATCCTTATCAAAAATATCCTATTCCTTCTTTAGTTATATCTCCTGACATGTGGAATTCTTCTTATACTAATTCCTCAGGACCACTTGGTTCGCTTACATTATCTAAAAATAAACCTATTAATTTTACCGAACTCTATATTCAAGGATACAATGATACCAAAAATAATAAATATATTTTAGATTCCATTTTTACACCTTTATAATTTATTTGATTTCTTATATATATGAAATCAAATAAAAAAACTACTCTTAGTCAAGCCATACATAAACAAGAATTATGGAGACAAAAACAAATTCATATTCTTTATGCTTCTGGAAGACCCATCTTTAATAATAATAATTGGAAACAAAAACTTGAATACCCTATCTTTCCTCATTATGTTCCTACTACTCCTTCTTATTTACTACGCTAGAACGCTTCACTACTTTCCTTTTCTTCTTTGGAACTTCCTTATTTAATATATATATTAAATCTATTACCAATTTATAATACCGATTCATTAACCATTTATAGATTCTTTCATCTTTACGCGTTATTGGCTTCCGCAAATTTTTATACTTATCTATAAACATACCTATATACTCCACTACATCCGTTTTTCTATATACTCCTCTCTTCCTTCGCATCCAATCTGGTAAAGCTATATATTCTGTTACATCATACGTCATTAACCCATTTCTTTTTATTTCTTCATTAAAATTCCAAAATTCAAAATGTTTATTGTGAATACGCTCATATATATTTTTTAATCTATCTCCTGTATTCCTCTCCACTAACTCTTTTTTCCAATCACTATATTTATATAACAAATCACTCGTCTTTTCTTCATACGGCAAATAACTATATATCTCATTTACTACTTCTTCTGGTAACTCCTCCATCTTCTCTATTTTAAATTCTTTTCTTCTTTCTAACACACTCCGAAATTTATTCAGTTTCTCTAATTCATTATTACACTTCTCTTGAAATGTTCTATTTATTGATTCTCCATACATTTTACATAAATTTACATAACTTGTCAATTCATTCAAACTCGTATTCAATAAACTATTTGATACATTTGGAACCATCCTATTTAAATTACCATAAATTACTTTATCCAAATTCTCCATACGACTCTTTATTGTTCTATCTTCTTTTTGACCTACTTCCAACTCACTACTATTCATGTGTAACACTTTTTTACATATCGGAATCGGCAACTTCATTATATGTCTATATAACATTTGATTCTCTCCATATTCTAATAACTCTCTTGCTGATTCTCTTTTTACAAATCTTATATTTTCCTCTCCACTCATTATTCTATATTTTCTCTATATTTCATTTTCTAAATCAATTTTTCATTTATTTAAAAAAAAATGATTTCCTTTTATCACACTATTCTACTTATAAAAAATTGATCATTTTAGACCTACCTCATCTACATCACTAAACACTACTACTATCCGTTTTACTAATATGAGTTCCGTTTATCAGAGGTATGCCCACTACATTGAACGCTCTAACACTGCCTTCGGTAACCACTTGACCTATAAACATTATCAAGCCGAAGGTATCTCTTGGTGTGTTACTCAAGAGAAGTCCAATATTAATGCTGCTTTTATTGCTGACGAAATGGGTCTAGGTAAAACCATTATCATGATTATGAATTGCCTTATTTCCTTTAAAAATTCTACCCTCATCGTTGTTCCCTCTTCTTTACTTCAACAATGGCGAGACCAAATCAAGAATATTACCGGCCATGATGTTCTTATTTATCACGGATATTCCAAAAAAAATATCAATTTTAAACAAATAACCTCTAATCCCATTGTCTTAACTACTTATCATTCCTTCGCCATTTTGAAGAAAAATATAGATAAACCTTCCAACAATATCCTTCATTCTGTTTCTTGGGATAGGATCATTTATGATGAAGCTCACTACCTCAGAAATAAGAATTCCCTTTGGTATGGTGCTGCACTCCTTAAGACTAAATTCTCATGGTTTATATCTGGAACTCCAATCCAAAATAAGACCACTGATTTCCGCAATCTTTGTCGCCTTGCTAATATCTCTCCTTCCCAAGCTAAGGTTTTACGCAGGACAAAACAACAAGTCGGCATTGACCTTCCTCCCCCTATTATTCATAATGTTTCTGTATCCTATCAAAACAAGCAAGAATTTGACTTATCTAGACAAGTTCATTATCAACTTCAACTTGCACATGATATTAATAGCTTTATTGTCGGAATACAACTTTGCAAACAAGCTTGTATTCATCCTCAGTTACTTCTTAAGAATGAAAAGCATATCGGCAACCACTTAATTGAGTCTCCCCATCTCGACAATAAGTTCATTGCTTTTCAACAAAATTCTAAACTCTCTTCCGTCGCAAACAAGCTTTACGAAAGAAAAGACAACGGCATGGGTAAAATCGTATTCTGTCAATACAAAAAGGAAATGACTCATCTCAAAACCATTCTCCAATCCAGAGGCATGTCTGTTAATCTTATTGACTCTAATCATACCTCTAAACAGAAACATGTTTTACTAAAAGGTGGTTCCATCCCTGAAAATCACTCCATTAAAGAACTCCCTATTGAAATCTCCAAACACATCAATTCTTTCTTAGTTACTGATGTCACTATCTTGCAAATCCAATCTTCTTGCGAAGGCCTCAATCTACAGGATACCTTTTCAGAGGTCTATTTTGTAGCCCCCTCCTGGAATCCTAGCGTTGAGGCACAAGCTATTGCTAGATGTCATCGCATTGGGCAAAAAAATCAGGTCAATGTCTTCCGTTTCTATATGGAACCTTTCAAACAAACTGATTTTCCTACTGACGATTTAGATATACATATTGACAACATGGACCAATATATTCTTCAAAAGCAGAAGTTCAAAAATAAACTCGCTAACAACTTTTACAATGCTATTTAAAAGTCCTATTGTTTCCTCTTTGTAAGTTACTCTAAATAATGTGTCTTTTTTTTCTAAATTTATTGAATATTTTTCAATAAATTTTAATAAATTCCTTTATAAATTCCTTTATAAATGGAAATGCAATACTAAAGCTATCAATAAAATAAAACTAAAATACAATATTTTTTTAAAATTATTATCTATTTCAAAATATTCCACTATCATATCTGAAAATCCAAAACCTGCAATATATAAAAACACGAATTC